TGCATCGTCTTATCTGGCATATGGCGGTTCATTGAGAGTGGTTAGATCTGATGATGAAGATCTAAAAAACTCCTTTGTTGGGACAGCAAGTAGTGTCAAAATTAAGAGTATTGAGCATTATAATCAACTTGGATATTCTGAGAACATAATTACAGGAGTTACCGTTGCTGCTCAAAACCCAGGATCTTGGGCAGACGGTATTCAAGTAGCAATTATTGATGGTCTTGCTGACCAAATTTTAACTATTCCAACTACTGGCGCAGCTGTAATTGGTTTGGGAGTTACTCAGACCTTCAATAAGGTTCTCTCTGGCGTAGGAACAACATCAACTGGCACTGGATACCTTAAAGGTATTGTCACTGGTGTAGGGGCAGCAGCAGGTCTCTCAACGAATCAAGTTGCAGTTAAAGTACTTTCTATTGTAGATGGTTCTGGTGGAGAAACCGCAGTTGATTACCAACAAAATGGTAACTATCTGTTCTCAACAGGATCTAGTGCAATAAGTCTCGTCAATTCTGTCAATGCAGTAGTTGCAACAGCGACAGTAAGTGCAAGTGCAGACTGGTTTGATGCTCAAAGAATTAATGTAACAACTAAATTCGCCGGATCAACTGGTGTTACAACCATTGCAACCCTCAATTGGAATAATATTGCACAGAAACCATCTACTTCAGAATATAGTGATTCAAGAGGTGGTAGATTTGATGAAGTTCACGTTGTTGTAATTGATTCTAATGGAGCCATTACTGGTAATGCTGGAACAATTCTCGAAAAACACCTTGCTCTTTCGAAAGCATCCGATGCTCAATATTCAGTAGGAAGTCCATCAAACTGGAGAATGTATCTTGCAGAGCAATCCAATTATATTTTTGGAGGTTCTCAACCAACTGGAATCACAACTTGCGGTTTCCAAACATCATTCGTTGGGACAACCGATAATGATTGGGATCAGGCAGCAAGTGGAATCCTCTTTGGTAGCGTAGGAAACACCGTTGTAACTCTTGGTGGTGGTAAAAATTATAATGGATTGACTGATATTACATCAACTGGAGCACTAACTGCAACAATCGGTAATATTTCTACTGGATATGAACTGTTTGAAAAGACTGATACTTATAAAGTAGATTTTCTCCTTATGGGATCTGCAAATTATGATATCTTCAGTGCCAGAGCACTAGCCCAAAAACTAATTGAAGTTGCAGAATTAAGAAAAGATGCGATTGCATTCATCTCACCTTATAGGGGAGCATTTTTAGCAGATAGTTCAGTAGGAAGCGTAACGGTTAGTGATGATAATGAAATTACAGATAATATCATTAGTTACTATTCACCAATTACTTCCAGTACTTATGCAGTATTTGATGGAAGTTACAAGTACATGTACGACAGGTTCTCCAATACATTTAGATATGTTCCATTGAACGGAGATATTGCTGGATTATGTGCCAGAACTGATATCAACAACTTCCCATGGTACTCACCAGCAGGAACTTCAAGGGGTGCTATCTTGAATGCGGTTAAGTTGGCATATAACCCAACAAAATCCCAAAGAGATCGCCTCTATACTAATAGAATCAATCCAATTACTGTTTCAGCAGGAGCAGGAATTATTCTGTTCGGTGATAAAACTGGTTATGCCAAAGCATCGGCATTTGATCGCATTAACGTTCGTAGACTCTTTATCTACCTCGAAAATGCAATCTCTGCTGCTGCCAAGGATCAACTCTTTGAATTCAACGATGAAATTACAAGAACAAACTTCGTAAATATTGTTGAACCATTCCTCCGTGATGTTAAGGCAAAGAGGGGTGTCTATGATTATGTTGTTGTTTGCGATGAAACAAACAATACCGGTGCTATTATTGATGCAAACGAGTTCGTTGCTGACATCTATATTAAACCTGCAAGATCGATTAACTTTATCGGTCTTACATTTATTGCCACCAGAACTGGTGTTGCTTTCGAAGAAGTTATTGGCAAATTCTAATTAGAGGTCTAAAACAATGGCAACCAGAAGTCAACTTAATCCACCCCCATTAAGAAATATTAGTGACTTTAAGAGTAAGTTAGCTGGCGGCGGCGCCAGACCTAATCTCTTCGAAGTTGTAATGTCTTTCCCATCTTCATCACCAACTGACAGCAATGTACTGGATAAACTCAGATTTTTAATCAAAACTGCAGCTCTTCCAGCATCCAATATTGCCCCTATTGAAGTTCCTTTTAGAGGAAGAACCCTCAAGATTGCTGGAGATCGTTCTTTCGATACTTGGACAGTTACCGTTATTAACGATACTGATTTTGCTATTCGTTCTGCTTTTGAAAAGTGGATGAATAGTATGAACAGAGTTTCTGATAATACTGGTGCAACCAATCCACAAGCCTATCAATCAGATGCTTATGTTTATCAGTTAGATCGTGATGGTTCAACACTGAGAGCATACCATTTCTATGATATTTTCCCAACAAATCTCAGTGCAATTGATCTTGCATATGAAACTGGTGGTGATATTGAGCAATTTACCGTAGAACTGCAGGTTCAGTGGTGGGAAGCTATCAAGGGTAATGGTCCTGGAGCAGGTGGTGAAGACATCAACTAAATAGAAGATAAGTTAAAAATTATAAGATGGCAAAACTTTTTGGTTTTTCAATTGATGATGTTAAGGATACTACTCAAAAATCCAAATCCGTTTTATCCCCTGTCCCACCTAACAGTGATGATGGGGTTGATAATTATATTGCCAGTGGATTTTATGGTCAATATGTTGATATTGAAGGAGTTTACAGAACAGAATATGATCTAATCAAAAGATATCGTGAGATGGTGCTTCACCCAGAGTGTGATCGTGCAGTTGAAGATGTTGTGAATGAAGCGATTGTTAGTGATCTTTATGATTCTCCAGTTGAAATTGAATTGTCAAATTTAAATGCCAGTGATAAATTAAAGGAAGCAATCAGATCAGAGTTTAAATATATCAAAGAAATAATGGACTTTGATAGAAAGTCCCACGAAATTTTTAGGAATTGGTATGTTGATGGAAAACTTTACTATTTAAAAGTTATCGATGTCAAAAATCCTCAAGAAGGAATTCAAGAACTGAGATACATCGATCCAATGAAGATGCGTTTTGTTCGTCAGGAAAAGAAGCCTGCGGATAATAATTCATATAAAGTAAGTGTAAATCCAGAAACTCAGAAGATTTTTTATCCACAAATTGAAGAATACTTCACATACACACCAGACCCAAACTTCCCAACATCATCAATCGGTGGTATTGGTGGGCAAAAATCAGTTAAAATTGCAAAAGATTCTGTTACTTATGTCACTTCGGGTCTTGTAGATAGAAACAAAGGTACAATTCTTTCATATCTTCATAAGGCAATCAAGGCACTCAATCAATTAAGAATGATTGAAGATAGTCTTGTGATTTACAGATTATCACGTGCTCCAGAACGTCGTATTTTTTATATTGATGTAGGTAATCTTCCAAAAGTAAAAGCAGAGCAGTACCTTAAAGAAGTTATGTCTCGTTATAGAAATAAACTTGTGTATGATGCAAACACTGGTGAAGTTCGTGATGATCGTAAATATATGTCAATGTTGGAAGATTTTTGGCTCCCAAGAAGAGAAGGTGGTCGTGGCACAGAAATCACAACTCTTCCTGGTGGGCAGAATTTGGGAGAATTGGCAGATATTGAATATTTCCAGAAAAAACTTTATCGTGCTCTTGGAGTTCCAGAATCAAGAATTGCTGGTGATGGTGGTTTTAATCTCGGAAGATCTTCTGAAATTTTAAGAGATGAATTAAATTTCTCCAAATTTGTTGGACGCTTAAGGAAGCGTTTTGCACATATGTTTAATGATATGCTCAGAACTCAATTAATTCTGAAAAATATCATTACCCCAGATGATTGGAAGGTAATGGAGGATCATATTCAATATGATTTCCTTTATGACAATCAGTTTGCAGAACTCAAAGAAGCAGAATTAATGTCCGAACGTCTTGGACTTCTTACAACAATTGAACCTTACATTGGAAAATATTATTCCAATCTTTATGTTCGCAAGAGAATTCTTCGTCAAACAGATTCTGATATTATCGAAATTGATCAACAAATTCAAGAAGAAATTGAGGCTGGAATTATTCCAGATCCATCACAAATTGATCCAATTACTGGAGCACCATTACCACCTCAGGATACTGGTGGAGAAAATATGGGAATGGATAGTCAATCAATGGGTGCCACTCCAGAAGATCTTTCGACTGATCAATTTTCAGCAGTAACAGATGCTCAGGCACAAAAAGATGCTAAAAAGGCAGAGATATAAATAAAACATAGACATATATCAAGTTTTTATGGAAGATCTTGTCGATTTGATTGCGACTAACGCATCTGCTTCTGATATTAATGACCAAATCAAAAATATTCTTTATGCTAAAGCTGCTGAAAGAGTTGAATATGCTCGCCCAGAAGTAGCTGCTTCAATGTTTGGTAGTTCAGAAAACGAAGAGGATTAAGAATAATGTCTGTACATAAACCAGTTGGTCTGGGTATTGCAGTTACAATTACATCAGCAACAGCAGTAATATCTGCTCCATTTTCCATTCAATCGGATACTTTAAGAGTGGTTGCTGTTGGTGCAGCAACTTTTGTTGCGATTGGAACTGAAACAGTAGCTACTGCAACAGACTATTACGTTCCTTCAGGAGGAACTGCAACTCTTGCATTGAGCCCAGCATCTAACAGAGTTGTTGGAATTGTAACGGGAACAACAACTACAATTACTTTTCCAGAAGGAACAGGATCTCCATTTACGATTGGGGACTATGTAACTTTAACTTCTGTAGGACAACCATATTATAATTTCACCTATCAAGCTGTTACAGCAGTTAATAGAACGAGTGCATACGATGGTTATTACTCCACAAGAATTACTGTTGCTGCAAATACTTTAGGAATTGTCACGGCATTTACTGTTGCTGATGGTGATTTAAGGAAGTCCATAAAAATATCCACATTTGGATCTGGATCTGGAACACTACAATCTCAACAAGTTCAAATTGCTGGAGACGCATAAAATGAAACTCATTACAGAAGAAGTACAACAGGTCAAATTCATCACAGAAGGAAAAGGTGTTGAAAAGAAAATGTTTATTGAGGGAGTTTTCCTTCAGGGAGACATTTGCAATCGTAACGGCAGAATGTATCCTATGCAAACTCTTGCTCGTGAAGTAAGAAGATACAATGAGGCATTTGTCGCCAAAGGTCGTGCTCTTGGAGAACTTGGTCATCCCGATGGTCCTACCGTCAATCTTGATCGTGTTTCTCACAAAATTGTTTCCCTCGAACAAAAAGGAAGCAATTTTGTCGGTAAGGCACAACTTCTCGAAACACCAATGGGTAAGATTGCAAAATCTCTCATTAGTGAAGGTGTTTGTCTTGGTGTTTCTTCTCGTGGTGTTGGATCATTAAAAATGACCAATGAAGGTCATAAAATTGTCGGTGAAGATTTTATGCTTGCAACTGCAGCAGATATTGTTGCAGATCCCTCTGCTCCTGATGCTTTTGTATCAGGAATTATGGAAGGTAAAGAGTGGGTTTGGGAAGGAGGAATTCTTCGTGAACAACTTGCTTCTAAAACTCAAAGAAGAATTAACACTTTAGTTGATCAAAAAATATTAGATGAGCATAAGGTTAATCTATTCCAAGATTTCTTAGCAAATCTTTAATTTATAAATAAATATAGATTACAACACAATCAAACAAATGTCCGTTGGTAGCAATTTACAAGAAATGGAAAACGTAGTAACCAAAGGCGCTGCTAAAGCTGAACCAATGCCAAAGTTGTCCACTGGAATTGCTCCTGGGCAAACTGGAAGTTGGGAAGACTTAGGTGGTCCTACAACAGATAACTATCGTCCCGATGACGATTCAGCAAAACTCAAAGATCCTGCTGTTACTCTTGCACAAGTTAAAGATGTAGTTAATGCTAAGGCTGCTAAAGCTGATGCAATGAAGAAAATGGCAGAAGAGTCTGAGGAAGATGAAGAGAACCTCATTGCCGAGGAGGAAGTTTCCGAAGCAATGGAAGAAGATGAGGATGAAGAGGAAGAAACCCCCAAGAAAAAGAAAAAGGGTGGAAAGGAAGAAGCAGAAGATGATGACGAAGATGAAATGAAGGAAGAGTTTGATATCGAAGAAGATGTCAATGCCCTTCTTGCTGGTGAGGATCTTTCTGAGGAATTCCAAGAGAAAGCACGTACCATCTTTGAGGCTGCAATCAGATCTAAGGTTGCAGAAATCAAAGAAGAACTGCAAGCAGCATATGAAGTTGCACTTGTAGAGGAAGTTCAAGAAATCAAAGCAGAACTTGTAGAGAGAGTTGATGCTTATCTTGAGTATGCTGCTGATGAGTGGGTTGATGAAAATGCACTCACAATTGAGCACGGTCTTAAGACTGAGATGACCGAATCATTCCTCCAAGGAATGAGAGGTCTTTTTGAAGATCATTATGTAACAATCCCTGAAGAAAGATATGATGTAATCGAGAGTATGGTAGATAAACTTGATGAAATGGAGACAAAACTCAACGAGCAAATTGAAAAAAATGTTGCTCTGAATAGAAGATTAGCCGAGTCAGTTACCGATGTAATTTTTGCTGAGGTTTCTGAGGGTCTTGCACTTTCTCAAAAGGACAAACTCGCTGCTCTTTCCGAAAATGTTGGGTTTGATGGTGAAGATAACTATCGTGAGAAACTGGTAACTCTGAGAGAATCTTATTTCCCAATCAGAACAACTGGTACTCAAAGAACCGTTTCTGAAAATCTTTCTGAAGAAATTGATTACGGCAACAACGTAATTGTTGAAGGCGTAATGGGCAGATATCTTCAGACGCTTCAGAGAGTTTCTAAAAAGTGATTTTTTAATTATAAAAATCAAACTAACAAACAACACTTTAAAGAGGAAAAACAAATGCAAGGGTTCAATGCAGAACATTTGCAGGAGAAATGGGCACCAATCCTTGACTATCAAGGAATGGATACGATCAGAGATTCTCATCGTAGAATGGTTACCGCAGTTCTCCTGGAAAACCAAGAAAGAGCACTCCGCGAAGAGCGTGAGTTCCTTTCAGAAACACCAATCACAAACTCAACTACCAGCAACTCTGGTAACGCCGGTTTCAGTGGTTCGGCATCTTCACCAGCAGCTGGTTTTGATCCAGTTCTAATTTCATTGATCAGACGTTCAATGCCCAACTTGGTCGCTTATGACCTAGCTGGCGTTCAACCAATGAACGGTCCTACTGGACTTATCTTCGCAATGCGTTCACGTTACAAGTCACAGACTGGTACTGAAGCATTCTTCAACGAAGCAGATACAGCATTCTCTGGTCAAAGCGCAGGATTAAACCAAACCAGTGGATTCGTTAACGGAGCTGTTGGTCTTGGTACTACTGCTCAGCAAGGCACCAACCCAAGTCTCCTTAACCCACAAGGTTCACAGGCATACAACACCTACAGCGTAGGCGAAGGTATGAGAACCGACGAGGCTGAATTCCTTGGTGGTGACACTGGCGCATTCAACGAAATGGCATTCTCAATCGAGAAAGTCACCGTTACTGCAAAGTCACGT